GGAAATTGTTTATTAGTATATATTTAACTTCTATATTTAAAGTATTGTTAGAGACCCAATTCATTTTTAGTTTTTAATTTTTGTATTTCTTGTAAAAGCTCATCTATTCTTTCTTCTGCTTTTCTTGCTCTTTCTATTGCTCTTATTTTCTGACTTCTATAGTCATCTACTGTATCAGCAAAACTTTGTCTCTCAAGTCCAAACTTATTTGTTATAAATGTAATTTGTATTATTGCATCTCTTACTTTGTTAAGTTTTTCATTGTCTGGTTTTTGCTCACACCATTCAATGACTTGCTCTTGAAGATATAACAAATTTGATTGAAGTCTTAAATCTTCTATAGCATCAAACTTTTTCCTCATGTTAATTTCTTTATCCATTAGAACTTACATTTACTACACTTCCATTTAACTCCTAATCTATTTATAAAATATTTAAAATCATATTTTTTTTTGGGATAGTGCCAATTTTTTTTGTAATACCATGCTGAAACCACACAAAGCTCAAGAGGAATATTTACACTATCATCTTTAAAATTATGTTCTACTTTAATAGCTATTGCATGACCATCCCAACTATCTACTATTCTCTCAAGTATTAGCTTTTGTCCTGTAGGTATTCTGTTAAATTGTCTTTTTACTTCTCCCAATATTAAAACTCTATTGTCAAACTCTAAGACAAAATCAATATCACTTGGGTGCACATTTCCATTTTGCACACCTGTGAAGTCTATGACTTGCTTTACTTGGTCTCTATTTCTTATAAGACTCACAGATATTGATTGTATACCTTTTCTAAGCCTCTATGTATTTTATCTAAAAAACATGGTCCACATGAACTTGTTTGAGCTTTCTCATCAAAGACTCTATTATAAATACCTACTAATCTTTTTTGAACATTAGGAGTAATTGTATTACCTACATTTTTAAAATAATTATACAAATAATTGAACTCATCTATATAGAGACATTTTGGTTTATGATATGGAAACAGCTCATTTAATCTTTCCTGTCTTTTATCACAACCACAATCCTTTCCTTCAGGTGTAAACTTCTCTACTACCTTCTTGATACCTGTAGCTTTTGTTATCTTTTCTACACTATCTCCAAGACCCTTGCTTTCTTTTTCATAGTTGGCTTTCCAAGTCTTGTAAGCTTTAGTTCTTTTATCAGTTGGAATTTCTTCTTTTGTATTCTTTGTAGTCATCTTGGAATATTTCTTTAAGTTCTTTTTTACATTTTTTTAAGGTATGAAATATACTTACCCAACTTATTTTAGTTTTATCTGCAATTTTTCTAATACTCATTGGTGTGTCTCTGTATATTTTAAAAAGCTGTCTATCATACCATCTCCAGCTCTGTATATGGTCATCTATTTTTTGAGTAAAATTATGATAGTTTATTTCTTCATCCATTTCATCAATGTTTGGAATTTGCAGAAATACTTGTTCATCATCAATACTAATTTTTTGTACTTTGTTTTTAGCATTGACATACTGTAAGAACATACTCCTAAGAACAATCCATATATACGCTTTATTAACTTTCCCATTTTTTAAAACTTTTTTCTTATTAGAATATTTATATAGTGCCAAATAGGACTGCTGAACTATGTCCTCTTGGTAACTTCTTTCCCCAAATGATTTCACTATAGCTACCCATTCATCATGATGTTTAGCTACCTCAGCTAACCATTTTTTTCCTCCCATTGTACTGTCATGCTAATTATAAAAAAACAACACTGTAAAGTGTATTCTCTTTCATTGTCATAATCAGTATAAGATAATAATGCACCTGCCATTAAACCAAGTACAGGAGCAATCCCTACAGTAGCATTTTTATACATGGCAATCATGTAAAATAAAATACCAACTATTAAAAATATTACTCCTATTATTATCATAGTTCTATTTGTTTTGGTTGTTTGTCTTTTAGTATATCTAAGCCTTCAAATAGAAATCCTACATTGTCTATTGCCATTCTAAACTTCAAGGGTTTATCATAACTTGTAGGTCTGCCATTTAGCTCAATTTCTTTTACTTTTAATATATGCAAATGTGTAAACATCCACTCTTGTGGGTGTGCTATATACCTATGTATAGAGAGAATGTCATCACTTCTGGAGACCCACTTAGAACCACCTTCAATGTTTGCTCCATTTAAAGGTGTTGCTAAACCTTCATACTCATGCCCTTTTGGATGGACCTGTCTTATAGATTGTGTGTTGGCATGAACATTTAAATATACAGATACCTTTTGTTTTTTTGCAAACATCCTAAACTCAGAAGCTACCTCATAGTCATACTCATGAGTACCTACTGCCTTTACAAGTGTGTGCTCTTTTTTTAGAGAGTTGTAAGGGTCTATTAATAGACATTGATAATCCCAAGCCTCTTTAACTGCTTTGGCTTCATTAAGTAAGTCTTTGTAATTGTAAAGTCTTGAGTTGTCTATTAGCTTAAAGTGTGCCTCTGCCCAAGATATAGCTTTGCTTATTATCATCTCTGAGGCTTTGTCTACTGTCTGACCCATTTTAAATTCTATAATCTTTCTCATAATACTCTCAGGAGTATTCTCAGAGGAAAACAATAGAAATCTAAGGTTGTGTTTAATCGCCCAAACTACAAAGAGGTATATAATAAAAGTAGTCTTACCTGTATTGGCATGACCCATACAAAGAACAAAGTTATTCTGTAAGTATCTGTAATGATTGTCTATTCCCTCTACACCCATTGGTAGACCTTTTTTAATTCTGCCATACTTGTAGTCTAATATCTTATCAAGTATTTCTTTTCCTTGTACAATCATAAAAAAAAAGGGGGAAAAAATCCCCCTATTATTTAAAATTCAAAATCTGCTGTCTCTGATGGTTGTCTGCTTGGATTCTGCTGTAAATTTGAAACCTCTCCAAGTAGCTGTGCTATCCTCCATCCTTGAAGATTAGTGTAATACTTACCTTTGTATTCATTGCTTCTTATGTTAAAATCTACACTTACTTCATCTCCAACATTAAACTTTAATAATTCTTTTACCTTATCATTAATAAAGTCTAATTGTACTGTTTGAGGGTACTTGTCATTTGTAGTTAATAACATACTTTTTTTTGTCAAGTTTTTGATTTGTTCTTCTTGACCAATCTTTTCAATTTTACCTTCTAATTTTAATTCCATAATTACTGTGTTACATGATTTTCTAATTTTGTAGCTACTTTTGTTAAGTCTTTAATTTCTACCTTGTCAGCTACTACAAGGTCTACCGCCATTTTGAGGGTTGATTGTCTAATGATGTCCTGTTGTGTTAATGTTCTGACCATAATAAAGTTGTTGTTTTAATAATCTGTTTTCTTGCTTGAGTTCTTTGTTTTCTCCCTCAAGTTGTATTAATCTTTGATATAAATTTTCCATTTTCAAATATAGGAAAAAATGTTAATAAAAAAAAAGGAGGGTTTTTACACCCTCCCAAACCAAACAATTAAAACAAACTAAATCAAACAATGATTTTTTTATAATATTCTATAAGTTCTTCTAATTCAAAGATACTGTGTTTTTTTGTTTCTTGACTTTTAATGTAAAGTTTTTCTGATAACTCTACACCTAAAGCTCTTGAGTATTCATATATACTTCCTTGATTGTATCTGTTACAGTACCTACATTGACTGTAAACATTCTGTTCATCATAGCGAGTAGACATATATTTTCTGGACCTAAAATGTCCTGCATCCATTTCTTTCCAATGTAGTTTTTTATTACATGAAATACATTTAGCAAATCCATTTTTATCAGCATCTCTCTTTCTTATGTACTCGCTGAAAATTCTATCCAGCTTTTTTATTAATTTACTTCTTGTTACTTTACGCATCCATCTGAAAAAGTAGAGACTTTCCTAAAGGCTCATCAATACTTTTTATTTGTTTATAGATATACTTACTATCAGATTTTACTTTATTCTTTTCTCCTTTGCTTGAATCTATTCCTAAATTGGTATACATAATTGCATCAAGTTGTAATAGATAATCTGTTTTTTCTTTAATTGTTTTGCCAAAATCTTTGATGATTTTGTCAGATAAATCTCTGATAGTGGTATCTTCCATTTTATAATTAATTATTAAGTTAGACATATATCCCACTAACCCACCAAAGTTAGAAGGAATTTTTTTAAGATGTAAAATATTGTTCATAATTTCTAAAAATTATTTGCCTTGCCCTCTATAGAGCTTCTTGTAGGTCTTTGAATTTTTAAGTAAGGATGCTTTTTTAGAATGTCTACCCCTTCTTTTTATCTTTTTTTTTACTCTATATACAAAGTTAGCTTGTTTTGCCATTACCTAAAAGTAAAATAAATCAAACTTAAAACCACTAATACACAATGTGGACAAATCATTTTGTTTTGTCTTTTATTTTTTCATAAGTCCTAAGACCACCTAAACCCAACATACCCATAAGAACTGTAAACAAAGGTTCTGTTTCTAATACAGGAAATTCAGTATTTGGATATATAGTTTTAATAATTGGAAAGGC